AGGATTAGTTCTCCCCGCCACAAGCGCGTTCAGTCACCGGGTCTTAATGTGTCGGCCTTGCTCACCGTGCACCTTTGCAGGTCGGGAGCCCCCTTCGGCCGAGGGTCGGGTACTACATACATGGCGACTTGTAAACATCCCGACACGCGCCGAGCCTCACACCCACCCCCCACAGGACACCCACCCCCACCAGGCCCCACCCCATGCTTAGGTGTTGCGTTCATAGCGCCCCCTATCTCAACAATACCTGACTAAATTAGTCAACTATTCCCCTCCGCCCCGCCCGCTTACCAGCTCGCTTCGCCAAACTCCCCCACACCCAACCCCCTTGACCCTTCCCCACTCACCATGTATACATGTAAGCATGGCTGATACTCTAACGACCCCCGAAGACGCTCTGGCTAAACGGACCCAGCTGCCGCCAGCCCTGGTGGAAGAAATCCAGGAGAACCCGGAAGCGATCCGCCCCCTGGCGCGTGGTATGGCTGCGATCAACCTGTTTAACCTGTTCGCCAAGGTGTCCCACCCCAACGCCCCGACCAAGGACAAGCTGGAGTTCCAGAGGGTCGTGAACAAGATTGGTCGATTGGAGCCTGAAACTGTGGCACCGAGTGGTAGCGGAGTAACGATCACGATCAGCATCCCTGCTTTGGACGCACAGCCGGAGCGCAACGTGGTGATTGACCAGATTGCGGAACCCACCTTCGAGTTGAGCGCTGTCGAATGAGCGACGTAAAGCTCGCATACACCCCGATCCACACAACCACAACTAGGTTCCACCGCAGTAACGCCTTTGCCCGGTGGTTGATGGGTCCGCTTGGCTGCGGGAAATCGTATGCCATCATGTGGGAAATTCTCATCAGGGCTGCTCAGCAGCCTGTAGGACCGACTGGAAAGCGCCGGTCGAGGGTGATCTTTACCCGGAACACACGGCAGATGCTGCTGGACTCCGTGCTGCCGATCATGAAAGAGGTGCTGCACGAGGGTGTGATCGGGACGTGGAGGTCCAGTGAGAGTGTTTATCAGGTGCGGGTGAACGACATCGAGTTGGATATCCTGTTGAGACCCCTGGAGGACGACAGCGACATTCGGCGGGTGCTGGGTATCAACGCGACGTTCTGCGTGATTGACGAGTGGCGAGAGATACCGGTTAGCACGATCATCCAGATCGCTGGTCGCGCTGGACGTTTTCCGGCGAAAGAGGAGGAAGGCTGCGCGTTTGCGGGTATCTTCGGTGCGTCAAACCCCCCGGTGGAAGGGTCGGACTGGCACACGACCCTGGAAGATGCCCGCCCGGAGGGGTGGGAGTTGTTCAAGTTCCCGTCTGCGCTATCCCCGGAGGCGACGTGGAAGCAGTTCCTGCGGGATGGGTACTATGAGCAGTTGATGGAAGGCGGCACACCGGACTACGTGCGCGTTATGATCGAAGGGAACTACGGGCGTAGCCTGGATGGGCGCGCGGTGTACGAGACTACGTTCAAGCACGACTTCCACGTCGGGAAAGACCCCCTGGTGCCGATAGACCGGATGGGGCACACCGTGTTCGTCGGGATGGACTTTGGGCGGACGCCCGCTGCGGTGTTCGGGCAGAAGGACGCGCGAGGCCGGGTGTTAGTTCTGGACAGCCTGTACGCGGAGAACGTGGGCTTGGATAAGTTCCTGACAACTCAGGTGAAGCCGTTGCTCGCTAACAAGTACGCGAAAAACAAAGTGCTGGTGATCGGCGACCCGGCGGGTTGGGCGAAGACGCAGATATCCGAGGAGTCCGTGGCTGATGTGTTCCGCAGGCACGGCATGACCGCCCGTCGGGCACCGACGAACGACCCGGAGAAGCGCATCGCCGCTGTAGAGCGGTTGCTGATGATGCAGAGCGATGGCGGGCCGATGCTGGTGTTCGACCACAGGCTCACTCACTTGCTGCGCGGCCTGAACGGCGGGTACAAGTACAAGCGTAAGCAGAACGGGACATACGAGGACGCCCCGCTGAAGGACGAGTTCAGCCACGACAACGACGCGCTCCAGTACCTCTGCCTTGGCGTCGAGATGGATGGTGGAGCCTACACTATGTATAACCAGCGACGCGAAGTGCAGCGAGTCAGTGCTGCCGGCTGGACATGACTTGTTGACACGTAAGCACATCCGAGCTATATAGACGTAACGTCACCTCAAGCACCCGCCATGCTCGCTCTAGTTCCAGTTGCCAGTGCGTCAGACCTGGAAGCCGCAGCCAAGCGCGAGGCGGAAGTCCAGAACAATCAGCCCGTGATCCAGGAGCTGGCCGCGCATGTGCGCCGCCGCTGGGAAGTCGCTAAAGATGCGAAGGACGACCTGGAGGAGCGGATGCTGAAGAGTATCCGCCAGCGGCGTGGTGAGTACGAGCCGGACAAACTCCGGGAAATCCAGCAGCAGGGCGGCAGTGAGATTTACGTGATGCTCACGTCGGTCAAGTGCCGCGCGGCGACGAGCTGGCTGCGGGACTCCCTGCTGGGTACCGGCGCGGATAAACCCTGGTCGCTGAACGCTACCCCCGTGCCCGAGCTGCCCCCCGAGGTGACTGCCGGGTTGCAGAACGAGATGGCCCAGCTGTTGTTCCAACAGTACCAGATGGGCATGGCACCCCCCGACCCTGCTGCGTTGCGCCAGCAGGCCATGCAGATGAAGGACGTGGCGCTGCGTAAGCTCAAGGAAGAAGCGGAGAAACGCGTGGACCGTGCCGAGACTGGCATGGAAGACCAGATGATCCAGGGTGGGTTCCGCAGCGCGCTGAGCGAGTTCATCGACGACATCGCCACGTTCCCGTTCGGCGTCCTGAAAGGGCCGGTGATCCGCAAGCGCAAGCAGCTCGAATGGCAGGGTGAAGCCCTGGTGCCGGTGGACCGGCTGGTCGAGGAGTGGGAGCGGGTCGATCCGTTTAACTTCTACTGGGCACCGTGGGCGAGTAACGTTGACGACGGGTTCGTGATCGAGCGGCACAAGATGACGCGGGATGACCTGGAGGCGCTGATCGGCGTGGAAGGGTACAGCGAGGCTGCGATCCGTTCGGTGCTGGTGGACTGGCAGGTGGGTAACCTGAACGAGTGGTTGTCGATAGACAGCGCCAAGGCCGACGCCGAAGGTAAAAGCGTTACCGACGTGACGCACACGCCCGACCTCGTGGATGCGTTGCAGCTGTGGGACTCCGTGCAGGGGAAACTGCTGATCGAGTGGGGCCTGCCGGAGACCGAGATCGAGGATGCGATGCTGTCGTACCCGTGCGAAGTCTGGCTGATCGGTAATAAAGTGATCAAGGCGGTGTTGAACTACGACCCGCTGGGCCGGAAACCGTACTACGCCACCAGTTACGAGCGCGTGCCGGGTAGTCTGGCGGGTAACGGCGTGGCGGACCTGTGCCGCGACAGCCAGAACATGGTGAACGCCGCCGCGCGGGCACTGGCTAACAACATGGGTATCAGCTCCGGCCCGCAGGTGGGCGTGAACGTCAGCCGGTTGCCCGCCGGGGAGAACATCACCCAGATGTACCCGTGGAAAATCTGGCAGTTCCAGGCGTCGGACTACAACGACGGCTCCGCACCCATAACGTTCTTCCAGCCGAACAGTAACGCGCAGGAGCTGATGGCGGTGTTCGAGCGATTCTCGGCCCGTGCGGACGAGGATACGGGCATCCCCCGGTACATGACCGGCGAGCACACCCCCGGCGTGGGTCGTACGTCGTCCGGCCTGTCGATGTTGATCAGTAACGCCGGCAAGGGCATCAAGCAGGTCATCAGTAACATCGACAACGACGTGTTGGCCCCCCTGGTCGAGCGGCTGTACCAGCACAACATGCGTTACCACCCCGACCCCGAGCAGATCGGTGACCTGAAGGTGGTGGCGAAGGGCGCGATGTCCCTGGTCGTCAAGGAAGCCGAGGCGGTGCGCAGGAACGAGTTCCTGCAAATGGTGCTGAACAGCCCGGTGGTGCAGCAGATCGTCGGCATGCCGGGTACTGCGGAGCTGCTTCGTGACGCCGCGAAGAGCCTGAACGGTAACGTCGATAAGATCGTGCCGGCGCGTGAGGATATCGAGGCGATGGTGGCGCAGCAGGCGCAGATGCAGCAGATGATGATGCAGGCGCAGATGCAGCCGGAGACCGAGAACGTGGAGTTCCAGCGCGATGACAGCGGCGCGGTGACGGGCGCGACCCGTAAGAAACCCCGGCAATTATTGCCGGATGGCTCGCAGGTTGGCGGGCGCGAGAGTAATTTCATCAGCAGCAGGCCGAATAACCGATGATCACGACCTGTATTCCGACTTCCGGCAAGACGTACTTCCTGGAGCGTGCGCTGGGCGACCAGTTCATGCTGGCGCTGTACACGAGTCAGGCGGACTTAGGCCCGGATACTACGGCTTACACGTCAGCAAACGAAGTGCGCGGGAAAGGGTACAAACCCGGCGGGCTGGCGCTCAAGAACCCCCGCGTCTGGGTAGATCGCGGCGCGGCATGCCTGACGTTCGACTCCGTGGCGATCCAGGTGGCGACGCTCACCGCGCGCGGGTTCCTGGTGTACAACAAGTCGCGGGATAACCGAGCGATCTTCGTAGGGGACTGGGGCGGCGAGTACACCTCCACCGAAGGCCCGTTCACGATCCCCATCGCCGCTGACCTTATCGTATTCGACTGACATGAAAGACGATCTCCAGGGCTGGTACAACGTCTCCTCGCTCACGGGCCAGTGCGCGTGGTGCAAGAACAAGCTCGTCGAGAGTCACGTCATGGCGGCGTGTGAGTACGGCGATCCGCGTTTCCCGCATGCGACGAAGTGCGCTCACTATGAGCCGGAGGACTTGGACGAATGATTACCTCCGCCCAGGCTCTCAAACGCTACGGTGACCCTCGGGCCAACGAGGCGAAGCACATGGTTTTGTTGGACGTGCCGAGTGACTTGCTGATCGGCACTGTCCCGCGCCGCATCTACTGCAACCGCGATCTGGTGAAGCCGCTGCTTCAAGCGTTTATGAATCTGCGCGATCGCGGGCTTAGTGACGAACTGAAGACCTGGGATGGGTGTTTCAACATCCGCAACAAGCGGACGGGTAGCACTCTCAGCCTGCATTCCTGGGGGCTAGGCGTGGATGCGAACGCAGCGTGGAATCGCCTTGGCAAACCACCTACCCTGTCGCCGGAGTTCGTGAAGTGCTGGACGGACGCCGGGTTCGACTGGGGTGGTCACTGGAAGTACCCAGACGGCATGCACTTCCAACTTGCGGAGTTTCCGAAATGAAGAAGCCCGAACTGCAAGCTGAGATCGACCGCCTCACGCTGAGGCTAAACGTGTTGCAAGAACGCATCGTTGCCCTTGAGTCGCGCATGTGGGTTATTCCATCGCTTCCATATCAACCATTCGCCCCATTTGAACCATATCGTCCAGTTTGTGAAGGTGAAATCCCATGCGGTTCCTGATCCTACTTCTCCTCCCCGCCCTGGCCTGGGCTACCCAGCCCGCGAACCTGCCGCACAGTGGGAACACGACCAACCACATCCAAGCATCCGCCAAGGCATCGGCTCTGAGCCAGTCTACGGCCGTCTCTGGTGCGGCGGCGATCTCTGGCGGCAACACCCAGTCCGTGAACGTGGGTGGCGGCAAGCAGGCCAACGCGCAGACGGTGAACGTCTCCGGCGACTCCTACAAGGAAGTCAAGCAGGCTCCCAACGTCTACGCGCCGACCATCCCGCCCACTGCTCCCTGCATGGGCTCCTCCTCTGGCGGCGGCAGTGGCTCCGGCTTCGGCCTGTCCTTCGGCACCTCCTGGACCGACGACGAGTGCAACACCCGCGAGACTGCCCGCCTGTTCAGCGGCATGGGGCTGGGTAGCGATGCCCTGGCCGTGCTGTGTTCCAGCAAGTTCGCCGCCGCTGCGCCGTCCTGTGCCGCGTTCCGCACGGTCGAGTGCCACACCGATGAGATCGTCGCCAAGCGGCTCGGCGTTGGAGTGTGCAAGTGACCCTTTGGCGCCCCTACATCTCCAACTGCCTGATCTGGGCGCTGTGGATGCAGCTTACCCGAGGCGGCTGGGTGTGCTGGCGCAAATCGCACTATGGCTGGTGGCCGCATGCCATCTGGTCCATCGACCGCAAGACTTGGTGGGAGTACCTGCCGGTGGGGTTCTCTGGCCGGCTGAAGTGGTGGCAGGTGCTCTGGATCGTGATGTTCCGTGGCTCACCGCGAATGGTTGAAAGGAGCGAACTGTGAAATTCACCCATCCAGACGGCCAGTATGACAGCTTTAACGGGATGAACGTGTGGGTGCTACCGGACGACGATGAGCGCATGAAGGGCATCGCTGACGGAGACATTGGCAGCGATGGTGTGCGCTTCTACTGTCGAGAGAGCACTTGGCCAAGACTGCGTGATCTGCTGGTCGCCGAGATCGACGAGGCGCTGAAATGAGCCTGAACGTGGTGGATTTCCCGAACCAATCGCTGGCAGATGTGCCGGCAAAACTGCGCGACCTCGCCGACTTGGTTGCGGAAAAGCACTTCGGCGAAACCGAGACGGTGGTTGTGGTGCTCAAGACGGATACCCACCTTGAGGTGTTCGGGCTTGGCGCGGAGGCTGACGGCACGGTGGCGCACTACCTGCTCCAGTGCGCTGCTCGGAAGATTGAGGATGCTCTTTTGGAGGCAGTGGTATGAGCAACGATTTCCGCCCAAGCTTTCCACGGAACGACGGCGCTGAGCGCTTCCTTCGCACCATGCTTGCGGCGGATAAACGCGCGGATATAACTGAAAAATTGCGCTGTGCATGCACTGGTTATACAGCCGCACATGGCTTGCAAACGCACGACGATCTATTGATGGAGGGGGCGCGTGAAATAGATCAACTCCGCGCCGCCCTGGCCCGCAAGGAAGCCGCTATGTCCGCCCTGCGCGAATGGATGCGCTACACCGACTGGCTGCGCTTCGCAGCGGACCACGAAGAGCACGCGGCGCAGTTTCCGGCATGGGAGAAGCCATGACCCGCCCCCACTACCTCATCCGCCTGGGCGACGCTCTGTCGCAACTGCTCAACGTCGCCCTGCTGAATGGCGACGCCAACGAATCCATCTCCGGCCGCGCCCACCGCGAGGGCTGGAAGACTGCCGAGCGCATCATCAACTGGCTGCTGCGCCCGCTCGGCCCGGATCACTGCCGCACGGCGTATCTGGAGGATGTGGCGCGGGCATGGGAACTCGTGAAGGAGTCCGCATGAACATCCGCACACGCCGCTGGCTCAAGGGCATGAGCAAGTCTCTCACCGTCCACGCCGGCACGCTTGTCCTGGTGGTGGGCTACCTCCAGGGCCAGACCGAATGGATCACGCGCCACTTCGGCGAGGCCGCGACCGGCGACGTGCTGATGGGGCTGGGGGTGCTGATGATCCTGCTCCGGGCCAAGACCACGCAATCGCTTGAGAGCAAGGGGGCGAAATGAGTTACTGCCGATTCAGCAGCGACGACTGTCAGTGTGACGTGTATTGCTACGAGGATGTATCTGGTGGCTGGACTACGCACGTCGCCAGCAAGAGGGTGGTGTTTGACGTTCCATTACCTCCGCCTGTCGAGTATGTGCCCCACGCAGAAGCGTTTTTCGCGCGACTGGAAGCGGTGCGCGACATCGTAAAGTTATCTAAGCGCGTGCCAATCGGTCTGCCGTATGACGGCGAATCGTTCAACGATCCGACTCCAGGCGAAGCGGCGGACAGGCTGGAGATGCTGCGCGATGCCGGGTACAGGGTGCCGCAAAGCGCCATCGACATGCTGCGCGAAGAAGCGGCGGAAGTAACTGAATGATCCCCGCCTTCGCCCTCCGCTACCTCCCCCACGCCCTCGGCACCATCGCCGTGCTGGGTGCGATCTGGTGGGTCCATGATTCTGTATGGGACAAAGGCTATGCGCGTTGCGAAGCGGACTACGCCGCCCAATCTGCTGCTGCGGCGGCTCATGCGCGGCAAGACTATCTGGATGCCATTGCCAAGGGTGACGCACTTTCTGCGCGCCTTGCAGCATCCCAAGCCGAAAACCAGAAACTAAGGAGCCGACATGCGGATTCTGCTCGCTCTATTCTTGGTGTTTGCCCTGACAGCCTGCGCGTCCTCCACGACGCCGCCGCCGCAGGTACAGAACTGCCCCCAGCCTCCAGCACACTTGCTGGTCAGACCGGACTCGTTGCGGCCAGTGCGGTTGCCGTCGCCGTCGGAGAAAACTACGCCGACTGCCGAGAGTACGCAGAAAGACTCAACGCGCTGATCGACTGGCACACGAGAGGCCAACAATGACCGACGAACTCAACGCCAAGCTCGACATGCTCCACGCCCGCATGTCCACGATGGAACTGACGCTGGCCAAGGTGTCCGACGCCCTGGTGAGCATCGCCCGCATCGAGGAGCGCATGCAGGCCAACAGCGAGGCGCTGAGCCGCGCCTTTGAGGCCAACCACAAGCTCGCCGAGGCGCTATCCAAGCACGAACACCTTGCCGACGAGCGCATGCGCAAGCTGGAGGAAGTCGCCCCCGTCCACAAGCTCGTCTCCGGCTGGGTGCTCGCCTGGATCGCCGGAGCCGTGGGGCTGCTGGGCGGGGTGGTGGCCAGCAAAGTGCTTGGAGGTAACTGATGCACGTCTACCACGTCATCCGCCACCTGGACCGCTTCCAGGCCCGTTTTAGGTCGCCTGGAGACTGAATGCCCTCTGGTGTCGGCACAGCCACAATAGACTTCGGCGCTACGCCCGCGTCCGAGGCGAGTGTCGCCGTCACGGGACAGGCCGACATTTCTGCCACATCACACGCAGAAGCGTGGGTTATGGCAAAGGGCGCGGGGGCGGCGTTGGCAGATCAGCAGTTCGCAGCCATTGCTCTTCGCGTGGTGTGTGGAGAACCAATCGCAGGCGTCGGTTTTACCATTAATGCCTATTGCCTGATCGGCTACGCCGAGGGCACGTTTGAAATCGAATGGACTTGGAGCGATTGACATGAGTTTCCTGCAAAAACTTCTCGGCAATTCCTCAGGCAACGTCGCTGAGGTCAACAGCAGCAACGAACTTCTTGCCGTGACCAACAAAGCCCGGAGCACGATGACGGTTTTCTGCGAGAACGACCCCGGCACCGTCACCGGCACGGCACTGCTCAAATCCCCCGAGGTGAGCCAGGATTACCGGCTGCGGGTTGGCCTGGACACCGTGCTGTTCACCGACACGTTCAACGCCACGGCGCAAAATACCGGCAACTGGAAGCATTCGTTCACCACCATGACGATGACCCAGAGCGCCGGTTTCCTGAACATCAACGCCGCCGGCACCAGCACCGTATCCGGTAACTTCGCCTATCTGCAATCCTGGCGCCATTTCCCGCTAATCGGTACTGCCCCGCTGGCGGTCGAGTTCACCGGGCAATTCACCGCTACGCCGACCGCGAACGAGATTTTCCAAGCCGGACTTGGCATTCCGACCGGCGCTGCTCAACCTGTGGACGGCGTGTGGTTCGAGTTCACTTCTGGTGGCCTGATGGGTTGCATCCGCTACAACTCCGGCACGGTGGACAAGGTCACGCTCATCTCAAACGTGGCGGCCATGCCGCTTAACACGAACGGCAAATATGTCATGGTGGTTGGCGAGCGCGAAATCGAGTTCTGGCTGGACGATGTGCTGTATGGCACGCTCGACATGCCGAACGCCCAGGGGCAACCGTTCATCACCACCGCGCTGCCCCTGTTCATGCAGAAGTACAACTCCGGCACTGTAGGGTCAAGCCCAAACATGATCGTCAAGATCGGCGACATTTCCGTCACCCTGATGGACATGAACGCGAATATGACATGGGCCAACCAGATGGCTTCCTGCGGCCTTGGGTTGCAGGGCCTGAACGGCGGCACGATGGGTTCCCCGCAAGTGCAATGGGCCAACACCGCATTGCCGACTGCCGCCGCCGCCACCAACACCACGGCGGCTTTGGGCGCATTCCTTGGCGGCATCTTCCAGATGAACGCCCCGGCCACTTCCGCAACCGACGTGATCATCGCCAGCTACCAGAACCCAGCCGGTGGCGTGAACCAGACCCCGCGCACCATGAAACTGCGCGGCATCAAAATCGACTGCGTGAACAGCGGCGCGGCGGTGGCGACAACCGCAACCGCCTTCGCTGTGGCGATTGCCTGGGGCGGCACTCAGCTTTCCCTTGGTACGGTCACGGCGGATTCCGGCTCCTTCGTCAACAACACGGCAAAGGCCAGGCGCATCCAACCCATCGGCGTCATCGCCTTCCCTGTGGCCGCGGCCATTGGCGCGGCAGCAACGCCGATCCAGTTCGATTTCGAGGCCCCGTTGGTCATCAACCCCGGCGAATACATCCAGGTGGTTGCCAAGATCCTCGTTGGCACGGCAACGGCTTCCGAGGTCTTCCAGTGGATCGTCTCGCCTAACCTGTACCACGAATGAGCTTACTACTGCGCCGCCGATTCCTTCTCGATGGCATCGTCGCGCAGCCTGCTTCGCTGGGCGCCTGGGGCGATTACCGGAGATCCCCGCGCGGCAAGGACGAAGACGAGGACGAGGCATTGATTCCCGAGGCCCTGGACGCCGCCACGGTGTCCAGGCTGCGCGATGAGATGCTCGGCGGCATGCTGTCCCAGGAAGCGCGGCAACTGCGCCGCAAACGGGCCGAAGAAGAGGCCCTGATTCTGATGATGTGAGAGAGGAGTCCACATGGACGAGGAACTGCAACACGACACCCCCATCGAGACGCCGGAGAGCAACGAGCCGGAAACCATGCTGGAAGCCATCCAGGAGGGCCTGCAAGGCGACGAGGAGCCGCAGCCGCTGGATGATGGCGAGACCACCGATCGCCCGCGCGACGAGTCCGGCCGCTTCGCCAGGAAGGAAGGCGACAAGCCGGCCAAGCCGGAAGACGTCAAGCCCGCCGAGACGCCCGAGGATGAAATGACCATGCCGGAAGGGTTGTCCGAGAAGGCCCAGGCGCGTTTCCGCAAGCTGGCCGGGCGCGTGCATGAACTGTCCGAGGCGCACGAGGCCGCGCAGCGCAGCATCGAGGAGTTCCGCGACGTGGTGCGCTCCACCGGCGCTTCGCCGCAGGATTTCTCCATGGCCCTGGACTACCTGCGCGCGATGAACAGCGGCGACATGCAGACCGCCCTGCGCATCGTCGAGGAGCAGCGCCGCATGATCTCCTTGGCCATGGGCCAGCCCCTGCCCGGTGCCGACGCCCTCGCCGAGTTCCCCGACCTGCGCCAGCGTGTGCAGGCGTACCAGATGGACGAGTCCGCCGCCCTGGAGATCGCCCGCGCCCGCGTCATGCAGCGCGAGCAGGCGCAGCGCCGGCAGGGCATGGAGCAGCAGTACCAGCAGCAGGCCGCGGTGCAACAGACCCGCGCGCAGGCCATCGGCGAGATCGACCGCCTGGGAACCGACTGGGCCAAGACCGATCCGGACTACGCGATCAAGGAGGAGGTCATCCTCAAGCAGTTGCCCACCATCGCCCGCGAGTTCCCGCCGAATATGTGGCCGCACCAGGTGCGCCTGCTCTACCAGAGCCTCAGCGCCATGCCGATGCCGGCGCAGCGCAGCAGCAACCCGCCGCCCCTGCGCCCGTCCGGGCAGACCGCCGGAGCGCGCCAGCCGGGCTCCATGCTGGAGGCGTTGCAGGCCGGTTTGGGCTATGGCAACGGCTAATTTGGCTTGTTGATCGCCGTGGTTTAGAAAGATGAAAACGCCGCCAGAACATCGGCGGCGCGCGGTTGTAGTGCAGGGTTCACCGCCTGCGAAACGTGGCTGTGTCCGGGATCGCCTCCGGGCCGGTCGGGAGCTTCCCGGCATCCATCCATATTTCGCAAAGGAATGAACCATGCCCTTCACCGCACAAGAACTTCAGGACGCGGGCAAGATCGCCCTCGACTTCTACCTGAAGAAAAAGCCCATCGATCAGGTCGCCGTCGAACGGCCCCTGCTCAAGGCCCTGATGGCCAAGAAACGCAGCTTCCCCGGCGGCAAGCAGTACGTCGTGGAGCAACTGCGCTACCGCTATCAGAGCAATTTCCAGTTTGGTCAAAGCTGCCTCGCCCAGTAATGGACGAGTGAAAACCGGTTGAATTGCTGGAAACCCCTTAGAGCCATGCACACCACAACGCATCCCGCGAGGGAAATCGTGAAGGTCGGAAAAGGGCATGGATTGGGCAATCAGCAGGGAAGCCAGACCATGACGCAAGACGAACTCAAGCGGCTCGTGCGCTACAACCCGGAAACCGGCGCGTTCATTCGCCTGGTGTCCACCGGGAAGGGCGCGCGTGTTGGCGACATCGCGGGCAGTGTGGATCCGAAAAGCGGCTACGTGCAGCTTTGGGTCGGCCGTCAGCATTTCCGCGCGCACCGCCTCGCCTGGTTCTACATGACCGGCGAATGGCCGAGCCTGGTTGACCATATCAATGGCGACCGTTCGGACAACCGCTGGGCAAACCTGCGTCAAGCGACCAAAAGCCAGAATGCGGCGAATCAGCGCCCCAAGAAAGACCGGGCGCTACCCAAAGGGGTCTATCGGTATCCGTACCAATACGGCGGCCGCCCCTTTGCCCAAATTCGCGTCGAAAACGTAGTCATGACGCTTGGCGTCTATGACAGCGTGGAAGAAGCTCAAGCGGCTTATGCAGCCGCCGCGTTGCTGCATTTTGGAGTGTTCGCGTGCCTGGAACCTTCAACGACTATCCCTTCGGGGAGTACGCCCAAGCGGGCGGAAGTGGCCGGTAGCCATGAAAATGGTTAAAGATATAGTCTCTTCTGTCATGAAAGTGGCAGCAGTTGCCGTGGTATTCACGACGCACGGCAACGCATCGCGTCTAGCGCACGCGATGGAAGACAAAGGGTTCAACGGCGCCTCCGTCGTGACCTACAACAAGCGCGTCACCGTCGAGCAGGCCAACTTCTCCTGGTGCTCCGCGCATGATGGCTTCTCCCTGGACGAGGATCGTCTGGCGCAGAACGGCATCAGCATCACCGAAGGCGGGCAGGGCGGCAACGCCACGCAGGCCGAACAGGTGCAACTGACCAACCTGCTGGAAGAGTCCACCGAAACCCTGCGCCTGGGCTTCGAGGAGAAATTCTCGATGTTCCTGCACCTGGACGGCTCCACCACGGATTCCGTGGTCGGTCTGGACGCCCTGGTGGCTACCTCGCCGGGCTCCGGCACCGTCGGCGGCATCAACCGCACGAACGCCACCTGGTGGCGCAACCACGCGGCGACGAACATCACCGTGCCGACCACCCAGGCGCAAGCCATCACCATGCTCACCACGATGGAAACCGCGTGGCGCGCGTGCGTGAAGAACGGCGGCCGTCCTGACCTGATCTTGGCCGGTGCCGGCTTCATTGATGCGTACATCGCCGCGATGAACCTCAACGGCCAGCAGATCACCTATGCCGGTGGCGAAGCCCGCAAGCTGGATGGGGGCATCTCCGGGGTGTTCTACAAGGGCATCGAAATCCAGTGGTGCCCCGAGTTCGACGATAACTTCGGCGGATTCGTGAACCCCACGCCGTCCTGGACGAAGCGCTGCTACTTCATCAACACCCGTCACCTGACCCTGCGCCCCATGGAAGGCCAGGACATGGTGAGCCGCAAGCCGCCCCGCGTGTACGACAAGTACGTGTACTACTGGGCGCTGACGTGGCGGGGTGCGCTGACGACAAACAGGGCAAATTCTCACGCCGTCCTCGCGATAGCGTAAAGTGATGTGCATTGGCGATAAACCCTTATCAATCAACAAGGTAATGGTTTTCGCCAGTGCGCCGAACGCACACCACTTTTTAAGGAATCCATCATGAGCGACATCGCAACCGTAGCCCTGGGCACGCTGACTTCAGGCGCCGCCGGCACGTCCGTTTACCCGGAAAACACCAACAGCAAGTTCCAGCGCGGCAGTTCCTGCCTGGCCGTCATCCAACCCACCAACGGCGCCTTCGTCGGCACCTGCAAGATCCAGGGCACCAACGACCTGGATTCCGTGGCCGACGGCTCCGCCTCCTGGACCGACCTGCTCACGTTCACGGCCCCGGCCTCGAACAGCGGCAGCAAGATGGCCGTCATCACCTGCATGCGCCGCATGCGCGTGAACAACACGGCCTTCACCTCCGGTTCCGTGGACGGCCTGCTGCTGTCCAGCTAACCCCAACCGCCCCGGCTTCGGCCGGGGCACTTGCAAGGAGATCGCATGCTTGCCAAATACACCCGCGTCCTGGTTCACCGCGACATGGCCACCACCATTCCCGCCACCGTGTTCGAGCACGAAGTCGAAGTGCTCAAGGACATGCA